TGGACTGGAACGAACGCGGGTGGAAACAGAGTGAACGCTGGGACTGGAACGAACGCGGGTGGAAACAGAGTGAACGCCGGAACTGGAACGAACGCGGGTGGAAACAGAGTGAACGCCGGAACTGGAACGAACGCGGGTGGAAACAGAGTGAACGCCGGAACTGGAACGAACGCGGATGGAAACAGAGTGAACGCCGGAACTGGAACGAACGCGGGTGGAAACAGAGTGAACAAGGTGAACAAGAATCGAGATGTTGAGTTCATAGCCAGTAAATTAATGAGTGAGGTTGTCGGTAAAGATATCAAAAGACAATTACGAAACACTAACGATGTGAATAATGTGACTGATGAAATCGTAAAATATATGGTCAAACGTGATATTACTAATTCTATTTCCAGAAACATCGTGGCGAAAGAAAATTCCAGAAACACCGCGGCGAAAGAAAATTCCAGAAACACCGCGGTGAAAGAAAATTCCAGAAACATCGTGGCGAATGGAATTTTAGATGAAATTTCCAAAGAGGTTAAAATGAATATTACTACTACGGACAAAAATGTGAAGTACGTGACGAACAAAATTTTCAACGAGATTACCAAAGATGTGAAGTCAAAGATTAACACTTCGGGTGGAAACGTGAGGTCAAAGAGTGTTGTGGCGGTTCAGAAATCATTGAATTTGGAACCCAAGCGTCGAGCCATTCTCAATAAAACAAACACTGAGGTAAACAGACTCATCGCAGAAGAAAAGGCTGATATCAAATTCTTGACTGATAAGATTTACATTGAATTGCGCAAAGACATTAACAGGAAAATACGTCTCGGTGGTCGAGCGGCTGAAAAGATGACCACACGAAACAATAAAATCCCTGAAACGATGACCGTCGTGAACAATCCTTTATTTGAGAACACACCCAATGTCATCACTAACAACAACATCAGAAACAGTGTGAACAACATCCCCAAAGAAGTTGAACGCCAAGAAAATGCGGTACGTAACATGGTCATGAATCTTAACTCTGAGCGAGACAGGGTCAAGAATAAAGTGACGAAGGAATTGAATCTGAGACCGGACAACACCGGTGTTTTCGGTGAGCGAAAGGGTGTCACCAAGGGTCGGATAGGTCAATGGGCGAAAGAGTTGAGAGAAGCTGATACGATCGAGAATCTGAAAAACATCGAAAGCAAACTGAATCAAAAGGTGGCACTTCGTAAAAATATAGAAAACAGGTACACTCAAATGGGACTCACTGACAAAGGTATGAAAAATACACACAGGAATATGGTGGTTAAATTCAAGAATGATGTTGATGCGAGACGTAAAGAAATTGAAGAGTATCTCGCTAAGAAACCGAGTCTTGGGAACAAAGGTAGTTACCAATCCAAGGTGAATGGTCTCCAACGACAATTTCCCAAGGGTACGAGCAGTGATGTACGGAGAGAATGGATGACGAAGAGTAAGATATACACAGGTCGAATTCAAAAGGCATCAAAATACGGTGACATGATGAAAGCGTATAATAACGCGATGAAAGGTTTCAGTAATTTAAAGAAATAACCCCCCTTTAAGCTAATGACGACATGCGATGTATGTTGTGAAAACTTCAACAAGATAAATCATAAAAAGGTTGAGTGCCCTTTTTGTGATTTAATCAGTTGTCGTTCGTGTTCGCAGAAATACATTCTCTCCACGTTCGAAGATCCACATTGTATGGGGTGTAGAACACTATGGAATCGCGAGTACGTAGACTCATTCTGTACAAAGTATTTCAGAAACACGGAACTGAAACGTCACAGAGAGAATGTATTGTTCGAGCGAGAAAAGGCACTCATGCCTCAGACACAAATAGAAGTGGAAAGAGTTCTCAAAATACGACGACTCAGACACGAGGCTCGCCATATACGTCGGACGTTAATCGAATTTTACAACACAAACAGCATATCGTACCCGATCACAGAAGATATCCTTTTACGGTATCCAGATATAGTGAGGTTACATCGTGAACTGGAAGACATATACGTCAGACTCGAAGAAGTTAGAAGTCAAGGTGAGTTAACCGTAGACGGTCAATCGAAGTTCATACGTAAGTGTCCACAAGAAGACTGTAGAGGCTTTTTAAACGAAGACTATTTTTGTGGGTTGTGTCGCAGCAACTTTTGTAAAGAGTGTATGGAACCCAGTGTGGAGGGTCACGTCTGTGACCCACAAGTTGTAAAAACGATGAAACTCTTGAACCGAGACAGTAAATCATGTCCAAAATGTGGAACAGTCATTCACAAAACGAGTGGGTGTTCACAGATGTGGTGCATTACCTGTCACACCGCGTTCGATTGGCGATCGGGTGAAATCGTGACTGGGCGTATACACAATCCACATTTCATAGAATATAAGAAAAAGGGTGGTGTGAGTCGAGAACACGGAGACATACCGTGTGGTGGTATACCGACATATAGAGAGTTACGAGAAGTCGGTGCTTCAAACGGGTTACTCACTTTATCGAATTGTGTGTTTTACGCGGACCGAGAAAATATGTACATGGATTTAGAACCGGTCAACAATTTACAAGCCCGTGTCGCGTACATGTTGAAAGAACTCGACGATCGGACGTTCAAGTTATTTTTACAGAGACAAGAAAAGTACAAAGATAAGATGAGAGACTTGTCCCATATATTCGAAATGTTGAGTCACACCGGTGGAGATCTTCTCAGACAATTTGTCATAGATCCAGAGAGAGAGTCTGAAATCATAGAACTCTTATCGAATTTGTTCACGTATGGAAATGAAACCTTCGAGACGATACGAAACAGATACAAAACGGTCCTACCAAAAAATTTATCTTTCTAAATACTAAGATGAATGAGATCGTTATCATACTCATACTGGTTCTCATCGTCATGTACATGTTACCGAAATATCCAGAGCCGATGGTGATTAAGAATTTCATCACCGAAGAGGAACGAAGACACATCATACAAGAAGCTTCTGGAAAACTCGAGCCATCGACTATCTCAGTGGATAAGAAGATTGACACGAGCTTTCGTAAGAGTGATACAGCATGGTTGGGTCGAGAGGATAAGATCGTCGATACCGTGATACGAAAATGTTTGAAATTCACGGACAGACCCATAGATAATTATGAGAAACTCCAGGTTGTTAGGTACAAAGCTGGTGGATACTATAAACCTCACCAAGATGCATTCGCTAACGAGGAGAACATGCGGGTGTATACATTCATACTCGCATTGAATGATGGATACAATGGTGGTGAGACTGTATTCCCAAACATAAATAAGACCTATAAACTCAAGGCTGGTGACGCGTTATTTTTCGACACGGTGGATAACTATAATTTAGTCACGTCCAGAGCTTTACATGGAGGTAAACCGGTAAAGTCTGGGGATAAATGGATTTGTAATTTATGGGTAAGGAAATACCCTTATCCAGACGGCTTTCCGTCGTCTCGTTGATCTACGACGGCGATCGGTACGCCTTGTTTTACGCTTTTTTATCCTTGAAGCCAACTTTTTTATAAAATAAAGCTCGTACGTAAATTTTTTAAAGCGCTCATCATCCTCCGATAGTTCTATATTCTTTTTGTAAATTATACTCCACAAATTAGTATATTTTACAGCTGGAATTATTAGACATTTATAATACTTTGTCAAGAATTCAATAAGTTGTAATGCGAGTGCCACCCTCATATCTCCAACCGGTTTGGTGTCAATTTCTATGAGAAAAGTATTTATTTTATCAGTCATCTCACGTTCCGTGAATAGATCGAGATACGTAAATTTCGAACACGTGAAACAGCTGACACCACCGTTACGGAAGTGATTAAAAATACACTTATCACAAAACTCGTGGTCACATGATAATTTCGTTCTATAATACATTGATTTTTCACAACTTCCACAAATATCATCTACTACATGTTTATGATCATCACATAAATGGGTGTCGTCAATGACATGTTTCTTACATGGATAATTATCTGGTCCACAAGCGACGCATAACATTCTTATATATACTTATATTACAAAACTTTAATACACATGTCTTCGTATTTAGAATTACCAACATACACATATGATAAAATGTCAATAAATGAAACACGGTTGTTCAGAAGAGATTTTGAAAAACCCGTTGTTATACGAGGATTGTATAACCCAACGGCTAAAAATATGAGTATAGATGCGATTGTTTCGATGTTTGGTGATATTGAGTTGCCGATGGAGACGTATGAAATGGAAAATACACCCACACCCTCTTCCGAGATAGAAGAACATACGATGAAATATATGTTTGATCATTGGAAAACAAATAAACCACCATTTTTATATTGCGCAGAAGTTGATTTATTTGAACAACCCATATCAGACAAATTGACGAAAGCCTTACATAACCCAAATACAGAACATAGGGAAATTGATGAATTTTTCTTATTTTTAGGTAAAAATCATAAAACTGGTTTACATTTACATGTCAATGGTGATTATATATTAAATCAGTTATTCGGGAGTAAAACGATTTACATATTCGAGAATTACGAAAATGCAAATGTTCGTAAAAATCCATTTTATTATTTCAATCAATCCAATTTTGCTATAGACGATTTTTTCGAAATGGATCACAGCAAAATGAAAATTTACAAAACGACCTTATACCCAGGGGATAGTCTCATTATTCCGCCGTGGTACTGGCATGCTACACATGGGCATGAAATTAATATGTCCATGACACAGACCTTTACGAGACGAGATGAATCTTTTATATGGAAAAACCCAAATTTAATATTTGACTATTATTTCGATTATGGACCACAACAATTGATAGGTATACTTGTGGTTATTATAATTCTAGTTTTCATTTTAAGGTGTCAAAGTTGATCTCGAACCCGTTCTCTGTTCACCATATGCAGAGCCTCAACTTCAGACTTATTCTGTGCCGCATATGGAACAGCATACCCCTCATCAACCAACGGTGATTATAGTTAAAACTTTAATACCCTCATATATTAGATGAAGTGTGTGGCTACATTTTCTGAAAACAGTCTTTACAAGATAAAACTGGCAAAGACTCGTAAGAATGTCCTTGAAGCTATGTACCAGAGACCGAGTATCGTGGAGGTGCGTCCTATTAGGGAAAATCTGAGACTTCGTTTACGTTTCACCGAAGCGATAAAAGAAGCACAGGAAATGTGTAAAATGGATAAGGATTCATCTGAGTGTCATTGGGCTTGGTACGAGGTTGACGAATTAGAGGATTCTATGCTACGTCTATACCCCGATAGATTGTGACATTTGGTGGATCGTCATCATACCCATAATACTGAATAGATATTCCAAAGAGATCTATCATTTCCGGATTAACGTCTTCATTCATATATCTTTTCCAATTTTGTAGAGTTGTGTAGAAATATTCAACACCATCCTCTGAAAATGCACCTATGCGCATGAATGGTCTACTACGTAGCTTTCTCATATATTCATAAACAGCCTCAGGTAAGGGTGTTGTTCTATTATATACTGATTTTAACACGTCGACAATGTAATATCCATGTGAATCGCAAATTATATTTACCTGCATTTTAGGAAACCCCTTGATATACACTTCAAAATCCGCATTACTGGGGAGGGTTGTATATATTGGTGTTTTTTCACATATACACTCTTCATGATACCCAACACCCGGGTGTGTATGGTATGATATTTCCGAATACCACACCTGTTCAATTTCACGCGTGTCGACTGTGTTTCGTTTTTTTGATGTAATCCTTGTTGGTGTACTAAATTTGAAATTATCATATTCGATACCACCTGCATATTCCCACCGCTTGACAGAAGATATCTTACTTATCTCTTTCAAATTGTGCACTACTTCATGAGACAATTTCATTCTTTGTCTTCTTAACACCGCATTTGGACGTACGACCCCTAATCTCATTGATATCTTATTATATACTGAGAGTTTATCGCGTCTTGTTTTTAACTATAATCCTACTGTTCGTGTCTGGGGCGAAATTAAGGAAAAAGGAACGTATCTGTATACTATTCTTTTTAGCGAGCTCGTTAATTTGGTTAATGGTCGCGACACCATCGAGTAAGAACGGAATCATGTCCATGAACGTTACATAAAATGTCGTACATACACCACGGGTGTTACCCATTTGGAGATCACGACCACCATAATATCTAACTTTGCGACCAGGTATTTTGAACATCTTTCTGAGAATTGGAACAACCTTTTTACGCATAGTCTTACCCCAAATGGAAGTTTTAGACGCTTCCCCGTGTGGATCAAATACCCATATTCTTCTATTTTGTGGGTCTCGGGGGTCAACTAAAACACTAATTGCATGCCCTGAATTCTCATGTCGTAATCCAATCATGAAAAAATGGACCTGTTTCGTTGGAGTTATTCTCGAACCCGAATTATGAATCTGTCCGAAACGGTTAATGATCGTAGGAATATTTTTAACAATACCATATTGATTCGTATCGATGTTGTAGTCCAAAAATGCCGAAACAATATCCTTGTTGTCAAATGTTTTTTTCGCTCTCTTCATATATCTGGGAATACCCGCGTAGTGACACCCCAAACCCCTACCAATTTCAATGTTTGGTAAATTGACCTCACGGGACCGTGTTTTCTTGGTTTGTTCGTTGTTATTGTTATCCGATTTACGTTTCCTGGTTTGTGTGGGTTCTACGTTAGTCATGTTGACATTACCATCATTGTTTCGGTTTACCATGTCGAGTTTTTCAAACTCATTCGCGAGATTATTTACAATTCCCGCTTGTACGTTTCTCATCAATTGTCTAACTTCCCTTCTTCGCCCAACTTTCCAAGCTTTTTGTATTTTTCTCGCAGCTTCATTTCGAACACTTCTAGTGAATGCGTTCATATTCGTTATTCTAGACACAATTTCTTCCAACTCTCGATCCTGTCTAGCTATATTTCTCAAAAAAGCACTTGACTGAGCCATCTTAACATATATAGAGAAAATAATACATTTTTTGTATATGGTAAATGACATTGATATAGAAGATATGATGAAAGAGGTATATTCTGAACTGGGTCCTGGTTACAGTGAGAGAGTATACCACAACGCGGTGGAGGTTATATTAAGGGAAAAGGGAATCCCTTATGAATCTGAACGTCACATTCTTGTGAGGTTTAGAGGACACGTGGTGGGACAGTTACGAGCTGACATTATTATTAATAATCATATCATTCTAGAATTAAAGGCTATTAAGACTCTGACTGACGGGATGGAGTTACAGGCTCGAAAATATCTTGACTTGACAGAACTGAAGACGGCGTATCTGGTGAATTTTCCTCTTCACCCGGGTCGAGAGGTTGAGGTGCGGGAGATTCAAGCGCTGCCATTGGAGGAAGAACCTGATACAAAGCTCGATAAAATCTTTGGGATTCCTCATAATGTGTCTACGGATCCGCTTGAAGAATTTCTTGAGCCCTATGAAGAAGCGTCCGAGCTTCTTCTAGACAGTGCCGTACCGCTGGGTCGGCTTGATTAATGTTCAGTAGGTGTGGAAGTACATGCGCCTCCAGATCATAGAGGGCGGGTTCGTCCATTAAATTGTGCACTTAAGTGCGAAAAATATAATCCAAGCCATGAGAACGTCAATACTGTAATGCGCTCTCGTGGAAATGGTCATGAGGGAGGATATGATTGGGTACACGGGAAACAGTCCTTTATTTACAAAGTATGAAGTGACGATGTTGAACGTCGTGTGTCCAGAAAACATGTAATCGTTACAGTTCGATAATGGGTTTCCTGTTTTACACGGTGTACTCTTCGCACGAGGAAATTGAGTCACCGTATTTGAGATGGCCCGCATGAAATACATCATGGTCAAGAATGAAACATATCTGGTCTGATCCACATTCTTCCAATTGAAAATCAAGAACACGAGGGGTACGAGTAATGTGACGTCGTGTAAAAATTCATATTTCGTCAGGTCTGGTAAAATATCAAAACCCACGTCTCGTATCTGTCCCCCAAACCCTTCACCTCGTGGATTCGATATTAATCTTCCTACGAGCGTGTTCAATAAAAGTGCGAGTCCGAGAAGTATCCACATTAGTACTAGGTGATATTTTAATGTATACTGGTGTTCCACCACTTGGAAATTTGCGACAAAAGTTTTTACATGTACAACAGTCCCGTGGGTTCGTGAGTTGTTTCTTGTTCGCGTAACATTTGTATGGTAGATAGATGTCCTTTTTGAGCATCCTAATAATTCGATCTATGAGAATCATTTCACAATAGTTTCTCTCGCACCCAATCTCTATCTTGTTTCCCAACATTTTATACATAGAAACTGTGTATCCTTCGACCGTTTGACGCACTCGGTCTCTTGATGGCAGCTCGGACACGTATCCCTTTTGAATTCCAAACACTCATTCTTAAATCTCCAAAAACATGTACTACATACTTTGAGTCCTTCGCGCATCCTCTTGTGACACACCTGAAAGTTGGGACACTCTTGAAGGGACATTATATCTTAAAGACACAAAGTCTTTAAATCGTCGGAATAAATTCCCATTTGAGATCCACACAAATCTTTTTCCAAATCATGTCTTGTTGATACAATTTTTCTTTTGATTTCAAGAGTGGAAAGTATTTGAGATACTGATCTTCACTTAAAAGTTCACAAAATTTATAGAGTACGTAGGAATAACTCAAAAAGTTTTTCCTCTCGGAGGGACAGTTATCGTCGAAGGGTTTTTGGATATCTTTGAACATGATTCGAAGACACTCCTCCAACTCTTGAGGCATGTTCGGTGGTTTTATACCGTTGAGAATGTTGGTTATGTACGGTACGTGTTCGTAGTATTTATTGAGTCTCAATTTTTTCAATAGTCCCCTGATTTTGGCGTGGGTGATGTCTTCGAGTTTTTTGATTTTGATCTTTCGGAGTTCTGCCCTCAACTGTTCCACGACTTCTTCGGGTATTGTCGTAGTCTCTTGTGCTTGGAACTGCGAGAGCCATTCGTTGAAGTGGTTTTCTCTCTTGTACGAATAGTTTACGATCTTTTCGGACGTTTCTTGTTCTTCTCTGTAGGTGAGTTCTTGGTTGATGTGTACGGCGACAACTATACCACACCCGTCACAGACTAAGTCACTCGTGTCTTGAACG